ACTTTAGATATTAGTCTTTAAAACCTTGGGTTCTGAGTGGGAGGATTAAATAAACTCCGCGACCTTCGCGCCGCACGTTTAGGGAGTGTCTGCTTTTCCGCTAGTGCAAGTAGACAGCTTAGAATCCAAAATTAGATATTAGTATGTGTACTATGTCTTGTAAACTAACAGGGGAGTGCATTTGTATGTTGCGTAAGCTGATCGCACTAAGCGCATTGATTTTCACATTAGTGATATGCGCGACATCGACAGCCCAAGCGGGAATACTTCAGCTTAGGCATAAATCATTTTCTCATATGACTAATTCAGAGAAAGTAAATTATCTTAAGCGTCAAATTAGACATGATAGAAGTATTCTAAAATTTGCACAAAATCACATAGTACTAGAATCGCTTGAATTGCGTAAAGCGGTTCATTGGGCAAAAGGCTCTATTCGTATCGCCAGTAAAAACTTAAAACAATATACTTATCATGCGCCAACTGTTTCTGCATCAAATGGAGTAATTGCTGGACTCATGTGTATTCATTCTTACGAGGGCTCTTGGTCTGATCCGGACGCCCCTTATTGGGGCGGACTCCAGATGGATTACAACTTCCAAGATGCCTATGGGCATGAATTTTTACATCGTTGGGGAACAGCAGATCATTGGCCGATCTGGGCACAACTTCAAGCAGGAACAAGAGCATATAATTCACGAGGCTGGGGTCCCTGGCCGAACACAGCTAGGTATTGTGGGTTAACATAAATGGCACAGCATAAATGGCATAAATTATTTAAGCTTCCATATAAATATAGAATATCGATCTCGATCTATAAATCTAAATTATAGGGAGTCAATATGATCTTTAACATATGCTTAGTCGTTGGACTTTTAATTGTTTTAGTTCTAATTATTAATGAAGAAGCCAAACAAAAGAAACGTCATGCGAAATATTACCATGACATGAAATCGCAGAAAAAACACTTACTATAATGAAGAGTTAGAGCTCTAAATCTTTAAATTCCCTGGTGAAATTAAACACCTGGAATTTTTTTCTTTGTCTGGAAGGAAGGTGATTCTTGAGCACTCCTTTGTTGAGGTTGATCGAGAAATGTCGCGAAAAGCAAGAGGCATATTTGATCAAGAAAAACCAAGAACCAGTCCAACTCAGTTTATTCAAGCCTGGCAACCAAAATAAAGAAAGGAGCTAATATGGATTACGACAGCTTTGTTAAAGCGTGCCAGGCGTACTTCTCCGTGGATCCTCACGGGAAGAAGGTTGAGGTGGCTGAGTTCAAGGAGCTCTCAACTCAGGACAAGGTCGAACTCTCGGCCATGCTCAACGAGACGCCAGGGTTCACGCACCCGCCGTACACTCCTCCCTCGGAGTAACGGTGAAAGTGACGGGGGTAAATGACTAAGTCCCAAAGGGTTAGGCCAAATTAGTCTAGCCGACAAGACCGGAACTCGACCCGGAACCGTCACTATATTATTTCATTCTAAAACAGAAAGAGATCTTAAATAAATGCTCACTGATAATCAGACTAGATGTTTAAAAGCTCTGAAGCGCGCTCCTAAAACTGTAGGAAAAGTATATGAGCAATTTTCTAATGCAAATAGTTATATGCCTAAGCAGTCTATTCGTTCTTGTATGCGACGTCTAGAAGAGAAAAGTTTAGTTAGAGCGCGAGAACAGTTTGATAAGAAGTTGGGACGAAATGTTATTCATTGGGAGCTTACAGCAAAAGGTCGTAAAGTTTTAGCTAAGTAAAAGTTTTTAATTATTCCAGTTCTGTAGGGCACGATCCCCATATTGGGGGGTCGGTCTACGGGATTTGAGGGACGACAAACATCTTAGTCTCTGCCGAGATTAAGAAACAAATCGTCCGCTGCGGCAGCAGAAAGCGGGTTAACCCGTACCGCGCAGAGCTGGGGCCTTTCTAACAAAGAGGAGATAAAATGGGTGCCAAACCCTCAAAGGGAACACCGAAAGACATGCGACTAAAAGTAAACAAGAAAACTAAGACGCCGAAGAAACAGGCCCCAAAACAGAAAAAGTACTAATGGCTGTTACACCACATGATGTTCAGGTGGAACTTGATAATGTTATTACTTCACTGAAGAAGACGACGATAAGCTATCCCGACTTTATAAAACGATTTGGTACGGATTATACTAAATGGCCCAAAACTTCTCGCTGGTATATGGTATTCCATGCGATTGAAACAGCTAGGAAGGAGGCGGGTCAGCTGGTCGCACAGAAATTAGATGCGGATTTCACCTGGAAATAAATGGGTAAAGTTATTCAATTCACAGACGTATCGACTCATATTTCGGGTGTAGCAATTACAGATTGGGCTTGGGACTTTGGAGATGGTAACACCTCAACTTCAGAGAACCCCACCAATGAATATGACGAATCTGGTACATATGATGTACAATTGATGATCACAGATGCTGATGGTAACACAGATTACATCATTAAGCAGCTCACAATTGATGTTCCAGTACTCACTGCACTTTTCTCTTCTTCGATTACACATCTAGCTGCAACATTCGCGGATCATTCTACACCTGGTCCATCTGGTCCAATTACAGATTGGGATTGGGACTTCGGTGATGGTGGAACGAGTACTAGTGAGAATCCCTCACATACCTATGCTTCTCCTGGTACTTATGAAGTAACATTAACAGTTACCGGAACCGGCTCTGATGGAACAGCCGAAATCACTCATACTGTTATTGCTACTTCTGCAGCAACACTCAGTGCAATTTTCTCTTCGGCAGTCTTGAGTGATATTGTATCATTCACTGATCACTCCACTCCTGGTGCTTCTGGTCCGATCACAGCTTGGTCTTGGGACTTTGATGATGGGACGACAAGTACCACTGAAAATCCAACACATAAGTATACTGAATCTGGTACCTATACAGTAACCTTGACTATAACAGGAACTGGTGGGGATGGTACGGATGATGTTAGCCACGATATAACAGTAACTGTTCCAGCACCACCAGATACATCATCAATATTTACTCAGTTCCTTGCTCATAGTAGTTTCGCCAGAGAAGCCTTTACACCAACTCGCACTGTGCGCTTTAAAGATAAAGCTACTTTCGATGCTGCACTTGCGGATATGCAAGCTGGTGATCTCATAAAGTATGATCCTAATTCTTTTGGACTTTCTAATAGACCACTTAATCTAGGTGCCTATAGTATCCGTAGTCATTCCATGAGCAGACGAACTGTGATTGACTTGGGGTGTTCTAATAATGTCTGGGATCATTCTAAGATTACTCCCAATTATGTTTCTTTCTCCACTTCCTCAGGCGATGCGATGTTGTTTGCTGATAATAAAAACCTTGATATCTGGGGTGGGTATTATCACTCTGATCACGGTAGCGGTTTCCGTTTCATGGGTAACAATACTGATTGCAGCATATTAGATATTTATTGTTTCAGCACCGGTGGTAGTGGAATTATGGTACAGCCGATAGACTCTCATACCGGAGACTGGCGTACTCATGATGGACTTGTGATACGTGCAGAAATCAATCGCTTCTGTATGGATCCAGCCACCGATCCTCATGGTGATAAGGGAACGGGTCATCATGGAGCAATTCATCATGGTGCTTGTGGAAAGCTTGATAATTGTAACTTCTATTATTATGCTCATGATTCTCTTCGCCCAGGAGAAATGTCATTTGGTACGGTATGGCCAGAGGGTGGCGGAGGTTCTGCTTGTGAACCTGGCACCGACACCAATGGTCAGACTACTTCCCAGAATAATAACCATTACGTCGTCTATGGTGAGAATCTCTTGATGACGCCTATGCATGGTACAGTTAGGAATCCTGGCTCAACTATTTCTCAAACTGGGGGTAATGTTATTGATGCCTGGGGTTCTGTGCCAATGAATGGTAACGTATTTGACTTCGTTGGGGGCAAGAACATAACTGGTGGTGTCTTCCATGGAACGGGCGGGGGTTGGGGACCCAGTGCCAGTCCTGCCATCGAAGTATTAGTTGGTCGTGGAGAACACACAAATCAGTATGTTGGCCCCGGAGGTAATACCTCAGAACGTTACGTATCCGGTAAAAGCGTTGATTACGTCGACTGTACCTAAGGAGATAATTTATGCCCATTCGTGATATTCCTTGTGCTCGTCATCGTCGTTGTGAATGGTGCAAACATTTCATTCCTTTGAAACAAATGATTTTTCATCAGGTGGTCTGCGGCTGTCAACCTGCGGTGAAAAATTAAAGGGGGTGAAAATGACTAAGGGTAGACTCCTCGCATTGATCGTCATTGTGGCCGCATTTGCTATCATGGCTGGAATCGGGCATCCGGTACCGAATCCAATTCATGCATATTGATCTACATAATCGGGGAATTCTGGTGATGCCCTAGTTAAACCAAAGAAGCCAGTGACAGGTCGGGATAACCTGGATGAAAACCCGATGTAAAGCTGCATCCGAAAAAAAGCATGACTCCTTGGATGTAGAGTGGTTGGATGGTTGGAGTCACCTTGTGCACATGGGTAATCCATCGCGATCCACATAATCTTGGGCCCGTAGCTCAGCTGGTTAGAGCAGCGGACTCATAATCCGTTAGTCCTTGGTTCGAATCCAAGCGGGCCCATGTGCAGAATGGGTAGTCAAGTAGTAGCGACGTTCGCAACGTGAGCTACGAAAGAGGGCCTAAGTGTATAGCGTATAGCCCATTTTGCACTTGCCCGAATGGTGGAATTGGTAGACACGCCGGACTTAAAATCCGTTGGCGCAAGCCGTGTGGGTTCGAGTCCCACTTCGGGCATTGGGTGCGTGACCGAATACAATAAGAAGTTGGTCGGGACCATAACCCGGTTAGTAGGAGCGCACCCTTATATTTAAAGGAGGATAATGGAAAATTTTGGATATGCTGAAGATACTGATGGGGGTTTAGTTGGACCCGTTCATCGAGATCCATCATCTGTTCGTATTCTCACGCCAGATGAAATGAATGATCTCCATTTTCTCGCTTCCGATGGACCACGTTATGTTTCGATTGAACGAGATGCATTAGTATCATTGCTGGGTATGTGTGAGTTGAATAATTAATGGGAGGTAATAAAATGTTTTGGAAGAGGAATCGCAATATTCGCAGAACCCTCCGCATCATCAAGAATTGGTATTAAAATGAATCTTGCGCCAGCATTTCTAGAAAACACATACACAGTAGAATTTTATCATCTCGCAAACAATCTCACAGTTTGTGTAGATGTTGTTTCACCAAACAAAGATCTGGCAGTAGAGTTTGCACGTACTCGTTTTAGTCTGAAAGAAAGCCAGTGGGATCTCGTTGGTAGTGATCCAAAATATAAGGAAGGTCGTAATGAATAAGAAGTATTATCTTGTAGCGGCTATGCTCGTTGCTCTTATGTTCGTGGGTGTTGCCTCTGGTTCTGCATCTAGAGTCACTCTGACTCGGCACGTTCATCACTTTTGTTTCTCGGTCGATCCTCGTGGCGGGGCAACTATGCATGATATGGATACCTCTCCGAATCACAAAGCTCCGCCTCATTGGAAGCGCGTTTGTGTTTCAGGTCTTCGGGGTAAGACTGGTAAGAATGGTCTGAATGGTACCAATGGATCAAAAGGTGACACTGGTGCCACAGGCATGACTGGACCTCCTGGTCCTCCTGGCCCCCCTGGACCATCTTCTGCTACGACCACCTATACGATTACAGCTGTCGGTGACGGTACTGTCACTGCCAATTGTAACCAGGGTGATACCGCGGTTTCAGGTGGCTTCAAGGACATCGATCCCGACGAGTGGGTAGCAGCTTCGTTTAAGACTACAAATGGTGCAGGCTGGACGATTCAGGAAAACAAAGCCGATACAAATGATAGCCCATCGGATGTAACGGCTTACGCCTACTGCGTCCACGTAGTCAGCTAAGGAGAAACTCATGCTTCCAGAACAAGATGTTCTAATTGATACACTGGACATGAACTTCGTACAGAATCTGATTACCGCTGTGAATGAATCCAAGCTTGATCAAGAGACAAAGGCTGAACTTCGAGCCACACTCGATCGTTGGCAGAATGCTCTTACACTGACAGACGAAATTCGAGTAACGTTTTGATTACATGGTGGAAACAGCCGGGTAACAAAACAATGAAGCGTCAAACCAAAAGCCAGACAAGACATATCGCAACAGATTTGGCAATGTTTGAGATCGGTCTTTTCAAAAAGGTTGGTTACGAAGTAATCGATCATGGACTCAAGATCACAGCAGTAAAAAAGGACTAAATACAGTAAGGGTGTCTGAACTTTAGATGCCCTTATTGTACCTAACACTTAATTTATTTTTTGTTAAAGGAGATTCAATGCCTCGTAGAACTAGTATTGGATTATCAACTGATACTCATACTAGAAGCTTGGGTATTCTTGGTTCGGATGAAATACCAATCATTGTTGATGAAGATGATGGCACAAGATGGATTAGAATTCTAGCATCTTCTAAAGGTCATCAAGTTTGGTGGGATGGGGATGACACATATAATGGTAATACAGATTGGATTCCAGCAGGACCTGGTGGTACAGCTGTTGAAACGGCATTCCTTGTAAAACTTAATAGTGATCTTACTTGGGATGAAGATGGTGTTCTAGATCAGGTTGGTCTGGGTGTTCGGACTCCAAATTCACCAGCACCTGGAACCCCATATGCTCCTAGTGGACCGGTTCCCACTGGAGGAATTGGTAATGGTTGGGAAACACCAATTCTGAGTAGTGCATTTGGTATATCAGTTAACGCTGGGGATAAACTAGCGATCGTCGCCTATAGTCTACATAATTTAGATGCAGCTAGCGACCCACCAGGAGAAGTTTTTTGGGTTTCGGATCCATATTTTGAAATACAATTTGCTGTTTATCAAAATGATGGAACCACATTAATACACGACTTTGGTACTGTACAAGTAGATTTATCTGGTTATGATCCCGTTTATCCTGGTGATTATCCTCGCCCTGGTTTCTATTATCCAGTTAGTGATAACTTTTATCAAAGTTCATATATTACAATCACATGACTAAAATCTGTCCTAATTGTAAAATGCAACTCTCTACTGGAGCTTCGCAGAATGGTAAAGCAAGATACTTCTGTATCAATGCAGACTGCACAGAAAGATTCAAGTCAATCTCCGATCCAGATAGATCTAAAGCCACATCAAAAGACAGCTCTAACTCAACTGTCTAATGGTAAGATTCTCTGGGGTGGTGTGGGCTCTGGTAAATCACGAGTAGCGGTAGCTTATTACATGAAGACTTGTCCTCATCTAGATGTCTATGTTATCACCACAGCTAAGAAACGAGATAGTTTAGATTGGGATAGGGAATTCGCCGATGTCGTGATTGGTAAAGAACCAGATGCCACAATCGGTGGAATGCTAACAGTTGATAGCTGGCAAGGAATCGATAAATATAAGGATATCCAGAATGCATTCTTTATCTTCGATGAGCAGCGGTTGGTGGGTAACGGAGCATGGGTCAAAGCTTTCCTACGAATTGCAAAAGCTAATAATTGGATCATGCTTAGTGCAACACCAGGAGATAATTGGCTCGATTATATCCCAATCTTCATTGCAAACGGCTTCTATAAGAATCGAACCGCTTTCAAGCGAGAACATGTCGTCTATGCACCCTACACTAAGTTTCCTAAGGTTGAACGTTACTTAGGTGAAGGACGCTTATTAAAGTTACGTGGTCAGATCTTAGTACCAATGCCCTATCCCAAACTAACTGTACGACACGATAAGACTATTTATGTCAGTCATAATGTAGATTTATTAAAACATGTATTCAAGAATCGATGGCATATTTACGCAGATAGACCAATTAGAGATATCGCAGAGCTCTTTCTAGTTATGCGTAGAGTGGTTAATAGTGACCCAAGCCGTGTAAGAGCAATTAAGAAGCTGTTAGAGACCCACCCTAAGTTGATCGTGTTCTATAACTTCGACTATGAATTGGAGTCTCTACGGGCCTTAGAAAGCGTTACAGAGGTAGCGGAGCTGAATGGTCACAAGCACGAAGAGATCCCTAAGACAGATAGCTGGGTATATCTGGTTCAGTACGTTGCTGGAGCAGAAGCGTGGAATTGTATAGAAACAGACACAATTATCTTCTATAGTCTTACTTATTCTTATAAAAACTGGGAACAAGGACATGGGAGAATTGATCGTATGAATACCCCATTCATTGATTTGTTCTACTATATCTTCAGAAGTAAGAGCTTTGTTGATAATGCTATCTGGAATAGTCTGAAAATGAAAGAGAACTTCAACGTAAGTAAGTATGATCTAAACTCAATATCTATCGATAAAATATGAGTTTGGCTTATTTAAGCCATTTTATAGTATTTTAATATCTATTTGCCAAGAAAAACGCTTCCAAAAGTAGCTCATATGTTGTACTTAATATCTATTATATGTCATATCTGCTCTATATCCCTATTCCCACGTGCGACCCATTAGATATTAACTAAAAACGTACAGATACTTTTTGGTCAAGAAATCTTGGCAAATAGATATTACCCTTATACAAGATCATAAAAATAACCCATCCACAAGGCTCCGCCCTTTCCCAAGAGCTTTTTAAGGAGAAAAATGAAACTCATAATGTGGTTTAAATGTTGGATGTATGGCCATGAGCCTAATGATGATGCTATTGAAACATTTCCAGTTCTTGATGGTGTGGAACTTACAGTATCTGTTTGTGAATGTTGTGGATCTACTATTGTTTATGACGAACATCTTTTGGGATGGGTAAAGTGGTGATATGGCAGAAGTTTGGACACCAGTAGAAGGTTTTGAAAATTATAGTGTAAGTACTTATGGTAGAGTTCGCTCTAACTGGTCAGAAAGAATTTTAGTAACCTATCAAAATCAATCGGGTTTGGTCCAGGTTGGTTTGATGTTAAATGGAAAACAATATCATAGATCTGTTCCATTGTTGGTAGCTAAAGCTTTTATTAAACAACCATCGGGTCCATTTGATACTCCAATTAATTTAGATGGTGATCGTTATAATAATCATATTAATAATTTAGTATGGCGTCCTCGTTGGTTTGCTATTAAATTTAATAAACAATTTAAAGAAGAGTATGAGAATAGTATTCAAGCTAAGATCGAAGATATCAAAACTGGGGAAGTTACAAATGGATCTCTAGGCTGTGCTATGAAATATGGATTGTTGGAAGATGAAGTTGTTCTTGCGATTTTGAATAATACTTATGTCTGGCCTACTTATCAAAAATTTCGAGTTGTGGAGAATTAATATGGGACCACTCATTGGAATTATACTTACGGTTTTAGCATGTTTAGCTGCAACTGGAATGTGGGGATATACATTACAAATTATAGCTATTATTTGTTTGGGATTAGCTTGTGTTATCTCTGATGTCAAAGCAATTGAAAATAGTGGTAATCAATGATTAGATATTGTGTAGCCGAAAAAACTTACCATATAATAGAAGGAGATAGATATCGCGTGTTATTTTTTTGCGAAAGAAGGGATAATGAATGAAGGAACGTTCAAAACTAAAGTAATTACTCGACTTAAGACTATGTTTCCTGGTTGCGAACTTATAAAACCAGATCCATCATATAGTCAAGGAATTCCTGACTTGGTTATTCTTTACGGTAACTATTGGGCATCTTTAGAATTTAAAAAGTCCGCAAACTCAAATATACAGCCAAATCAAGAGTATTATGTTCAGAGATTGGATGGTATGTCTTTTGCAGCATTTATTCATCCCGGTAATGTAGAGGAGGTTTTGGATGCGTTGGCACAGGCATTTAAGCCTCCAAGGAGAACACGCGTTTCTAAGTCCTAGTCAATATCATTGGATTCATTATAATCCAAATAAGTTGATTCAAAAATGGACTGCATCTCAAGCAGCAACATATGGAACACTTCAACATGAATATGCTTTGCGTGAGATTCAAGAGAATCGAGTTTCAAATTTGGTGGGAACAATTGGTTTATATATTAATGATGCCATCAAATATAAAATGACTTGCGAACAAGTTCTATATTATTCTGATAATTGTTTTGGTACTGCTGATACAATTTCTTTTAGAAGAAATACTCTTCGTATTCATGATTTGAAAACTGGAGTTATTCCAGGATCAGTTCACCAACTCGAGATTTATGCTGCTCTATTTTGTCTAGAATATGAAGTTGATCCATTTGAAATTAAAATAGAACTTCGTATCTATCAAGCAGATGAAGTTGCTGTCTATGATGCAGATCCGGAGGATATTCAATTTATTATGGAACGAATTCAAGAGTTTGACAAATTAATTGATCATCGACGATTGGAGGAGGAATCATGATTCGTACTGAAGAAGAACATCTTGCGCATTATGGAATCCTCCGCCGTTCGGGACGTTATCCTTGGGGATCAGGAGGAACTGAAAGTACTAGAAATAGAAGCTATTTAGATACAGTAGCTGATTTAAAAAAGAAGGGAATGTCGGAATCCGAGATTGCTAAAGGTTTCGGCATTACCACAACCCAACTTCGCGCCGCGCGATCAATCGCGCTTGCTCAACAGAAACAAGAAAAGATTCTTCGAGTTCAGCGTTATAAAGAACATGGTCTGTCTAATACTGCAATTGGACAGAGAATGGGACTTAATGAATCTTCAGTTCGAGCTCTTCTTGCTCCTGGTGAGAAAGATAAAGCTGATGCTCTTCAAACCACTGCTAATATGTTAAAGGGACATGTGGATAAGAAGGGTTATGTGGATGTTGGTAGAGGTGTGGATAGTCAACTTGGTATTACACAGACTCGTCTACACACTGCATTATCTGTCTTACAAGAGCAGGGATACGCTGTTCATAATATTAAGGTTCAGCAATTAGGAACTGGAAAGTACACAAAAACAAAAGTCTTGGCAAGACCTGGAACAACGTTATCTGAAGTTCAGAGAAATAGAAGCCAAATCAAACTTATTGATGATTTCTCTAATGATAATGGCCGTAGTTTCTTTAAGACGCAACCACCAATTTCTATTAGTTCTAAAAGAATTAAAATTCATTATGCCGAAGATGGTGGCGGTAAAGCGGATGGAGTTATCTTTGTTCGTCCTGGAGCCAAGAACCTTAGTATGGGTGCAGATCGCTATGGACAAGTTCGTGTTCTAGTTGATGGCACTCATTACTTAAAGGGTATGGCTGTATATAAAGATGATCTTCCTGAAGGCACAGATCTATTATTTAATACTAAGAAGTCTAATACTGGTAGAAAGAAAGATGCACTTAAGCCCATAGAAGATGATTCCGAACTTCCGTTCGGGTCTATTGTTAGACAAATTCATGGACCAGATGGTAAAGTTTCTTCTGCTTTGAACTTTGTGGGTTCAAAAGAAGGTGCTGGTTCAGAAGGTGATTGGGACACTTGGTCAAGAAATCTTTCAGCACAAGTGTTATCTAAACAAAGTCCAGATCTTGCGAAGACTCAACTTAACGTTACATTTCAACGTCGTACTAGAGAACTAGCTGAAATCAATTCTCTTACAAATCCAACTGTACGTAAAAAGCTTTTATTGGGATTTGCTGATTCGACCGATTCTGCTGCTGTACATTTAAAGGCTGCTAGTTTACCAAGGCAATCCACAAAGGTTCTGCTTCCTATCTCATCCATTAAGCCTACTGAAGTGTATGCTCGTGGTTTAAGAGATGGTGAACGTGTGGCACTTGTTCGTTTTCCACATAGTGGAACTTTTGAGATTCCAGAGTTAACTGTTAATAACCGAAATCGTGAAGGACGTTCTTTATTAGGAGCTGCTAGTGACGCTATTGGAATACATCACTCGGTTGCTGAACGTTTATCAGGAGCTGATTTCGATGGTGATACCGTTCTTGTTATTCCTAATAATAAACGATTGATTAAAAGTACTGCTGCTCTAGAAGGTTTGAAGAAGTTTGATCCCATGATCTACAAGATTCCTAAAGACTCTCCCATTCAAAGAATGACTAGTGCACGTAAAGGTCAAGAGATGGGTAGCGTCTCAAATCTTATTACAGATATGACTCTCCATCGTGCTAGTACAGAAGAGTTAGCTCGTGCTGTTAGACATTCAATGGTTGTTATTGATGCAGAGAAACATGAGTTAGACTTCTTACAGTCTGAGAAAGACAATGGTATTCGTCAGTTGAAAGAGAAGTATCAAGGTTCTAAGAGAGCTGGTGCTTCCACTTTAATCAGTCGTAAAGAAGCTACTACTCGTATACCCGAAAGAGTTGCACGATCTGCTAGTAGAGGTGGTCCTATTGATGCTGTTACTGGTAAGAAGGTCTTTGAGGAGACTGGTCGTACACGTCCTGACTTTAAGATTGAGACAGATCCTAATACGGGTAAGAGGGTTAGAGTAGAGACTAGTAAGAGAATACCAATTGTCGATAAGGTTCCACGTCTATCTGTAACAGAAGATGCGCATGCTTTGTCTTCGGGTACAGTGATGGAGACTATCTATGGTGAGCATTCCAATAAGCTCAAGGCTATGGCTAATAGTGCTAGGAAAGAGGCTGTTGTTCTAAGAAGTCTGCCTCAATCCAAGTCGGCTAAGAAGGTGTATGCTGAAGAAGTATCTACACTTAATGCTAAATTAAACATAGCTAAAAAGAATGCCCCCCTTGAAAGACACGCCCAGTTAATAGCCAACCATATGGTATCCTTAAGGCGACAGGCTAATCCTAATATGGAGAACGATGAAGTAAAGAAGATAAAACAATATGCATTGAATGAGGCGAGAAGTAGGACTGGTGCACAGAAAACTAAGATTAGTATTACGGCTAGAGAATGGGAAGCTATTCAAGCTGGCGCACTTAGTGCACATAAGCTTGATGACATCCTAACAAACACTGATCTTGATCACATTAAGAAGCTGGCTATGCCTAAGCATATCTCGAGTCTTTCGAGTACGGAATTAAGTCGTGCTAAAGTTATGTTAAGTTCTGGTTATACAGAACAGGAAGTTGCGGATCATTTGGGTATTGGTTTAACTACATTAAAGTTAGGATTAGAACATGGTTGAGTACATGTTAACAACCGTGGATAATCCTTTCAATCCATTCACAGAATGGGATGAATGGTATCAATTCGATACTCATCAAGGATACAATACCCCTGCCTTCCTAGCAAGGATAGTCAAGCTATCACCTGACCTACCCGAGCCCGAGCAGATAGCAATCATCAATCAAGCTATAGATGAGATTGTTGATGAGAATGTTTCTGGAATGTGGACTAAAGTTTCAAGTGAGGATAGATAGAAAATGATGGGGGGGAGGGGTCAAAAAAATACACCCCCCCTGTTCATCGCGTGGCTCCCAAAAAAAGCCCCGGCGGAAACTTTGGAAAAAACATTTTAATTAGCTAGGGCTTGAAGTCATCAAAAGTAGTAATAAACTAGTGAAGTAATTAAATTAAGTAAGAAACAAGTACTAACAAACACAAAGAAAGGGATAGAAATGTCTGAGCCCGATTATACTGGTGTTTCGGATAGTCATGTGCCGCATGAAGGTCAGGTTGATGAGGCTATTGACTCTCAGATGCGTCGTACTTCATCTCATGCAGCGATTGCAGATGTTACTGCAACCGCTATTACCGATGCAGCTTCACCTGGATCTTCATATGTTCAGGCCGAAGTTGTTGCTTTAAGAACTGAGATCGTTGCGCTTAATGCTCGATTGGCTCTCGCTGTCGCTGCTTGTAATGCTATGCTCGCGGTGCTTCGTGATGCGGAGTTGATTCCTTCTTCCTAACTTTAAGCTGATTTTCATTATTTAAAATAGAAAGGAGGTCGCGTGCCTGCTAGGCGAAGGCGCTCGGAGCCTGAGAAATCTCGCCACAGACCCGCGACAACTCCCGAAGGTCGCGAACAGGAAGTAGTTTCTCAAGCTATTGATTTAGCCGAGCAGCAAATTCGCGACGGGACCGCATCTTCACAAGTAATTACACACTTTTTAAAATTAGGTTCAACTCGTGAACAGCTCGAACAAGAGCGATTAACACATGAAAACGAATTAACAAAAGTTAAAATAGAAGCTATTGAATCTCAGAAACGTGTCGAGGAATTGTATAAAGAAGCTCTGGATGCGATGCGTTCTTACACTGGAGAGACTCCTGACGTGGATATTGAGGAAATTGATGCAAGATAGAACATATTCTGAACTTCAACATTTAGAGAATTTTGAAGAAAGATTTAATTATCTTAAATTAGATGGAGTTGTAGGGAAGAGTACTTTTGGTTTTGATAGAAGAATTAATCAATATTTCTATAAACTCCATGAATGGAAAACAGTTAGAGATTTTGTTATAGTCCGAGATAATGGATGCGATTTGGGAATTCTTGGTTTTGAAATTTATTCCGGATTAATTGTTCACCATATGAACCCGATAGGTGTGGATGATATTAACTATAGAAAAGAATATATTTTAGATCCAAATTTTCTTATTACGACATCGTTAAGGACTCATAATGCAATTCATTATGGAGATGAAAACCTTTTACCAAGGGGTCCTATTGTTAGAAAAGTCGGTGATACAAAACTTTGGTAAGGAGGTGAATTTGTTATTATGTTTAATAAAATGTATATTAATATTTATAAAATCAGTACTTCATGATCCCAAATACAATGCTTCCTTTAATATATAAAATGCTTGGGCATAGTATAATTATTAGTTCTCTTGCGGGGGGTCTAATAGCTGCTGATGTCAATTTTCGAGATCAAGTAACTCTTGGGTCTATCATAATAGCGGGTTTACTTCTTGCTATTGCTGGACTTATTACCATTCGGTCCAAAATCGCTAATATTTGGCGAGAAGAAGCAGAAGGTGAACGTGCAGCTAAAGAAAGGGTACAAGAAGAACTTACTAAAGAAAGATTATCTCGAGCTCAATTTGAGCGAGCACAACAAGAACTCAGACATGATTTAAAAGATCATATTGCTTCTCTTGTTGCTCAAATTAAAGTTTTGGAAGCAAAAACTGATTTAAGTGTAACTTTAGATGTTCTTAAAGATATTGAGAGAGCTCAACATAAAAGTCATCAACAAACACATAGTTTACTTGTGGAAATTCGTGATAAGTTACCAAGTGAACCAGTAACAGTTAAAGAACTTGTTGATCTTGGTACGAAATTACCAAGTGAACCCATAGCGGTTCATGAGACTCCAACTGAAAATGCAGGTACAGAATAAATGCCGACACCACAAAAGATAGACCTCACGCCACAAGAGTTGGATCTGGTTCTATATGCTGGAGATGGTGTCCGGTTACCTCTTGTGGTTACTGATAATGATGATCCACCGAATGCGGTACCTTTAACTGGAACCGTTAGAGCTCAAATTCGTATAAAACATAGTGACACAACTCCAGCAGCAACTTTTGATGTTGATATGACAGATGCTGATACAGGGAATGTTATTTTATCTTTAACTGGAGCACATACTCAAGCTTTAGTTACTTCGGATAAAAAATTTAAAGGTATTTGGGATGTGGAGTGGACTCCTTCTGGAGCTCAGCCTCGTACTCTAATGCAAGGTAAAGTGGAGTGTGATCCAGATGCCACAAGATGAACTGACTGTTATTGTTGAGTACGATCCAGTAACTATTCAAATTGATGAAGCAGATCCTGTCTTAGATGTGACGTTAATATCTAATATGGGTCCCCCAGGTCCTCCTGGGGCAGATGGAGATCCCGGTCCAACAGGCGCTACTGGTACTAATGGTACTAATGGTGCTGATGGTGATGATGGTGCCACTTGGTATAGTGGAGCTGGAGTACCTGCTGGTGGTCTTGGTGTAGTTGATGACTGGTATTTTAGAGTAACCACTGGTGATGTTTATTTAAAAACAGGATCTTCAACTTGGACATTACAAATAAATCTCACTGGGCCAACAGGACCAACTGGTCCAACAGGAGCTACGGGTGCAACAGGTTCTGCTGGAGCTGATGGATCAGATGGAGCTTCTGGTGCTGATGGATCAGATGGAACGGATGGAACGGATGGGGCTACTTGGTATAGCGGATCAGGTGTGCCATCAAGTGGTACTGGTGTAATTGGCGATTGGTATTTTAGAACAACTACTGGAGATGTTTATTTAAAGACGGGATCTTCAACTTGGACACTAGAAATTAATCTTGTTGGTCCAACTGGCGCAACAGGTGCAACTGGGGCTACGGGTTCAGCTGGCGCAACTGGAGCCACAGGTGCTGCTGGAACTAATGGATCAACCTGGTATTCCGGTTCAGGAGCACCTTCTGGCGGAACTGGTGTTAATGGGGATTATTATTTCCGTACCTCAACCGGAGATGTTTATACAAAATCAGGAGGTTCTTGGGGATCTCCAATTACAAATTTAACTGGACCTACTGGAGCTACTGGTGCAACGGGTCCAACTGGTGCGATTGGTATTAATTGGTTGGGTGATTGGGATAGTTCGACCACTTATGTTGTTGATGATGCTGTAGCTAACAGTAATGTTTTTGTTGTTGATGATTTTAATCGAGCAAATGCTGGTCTTGGTGTTCATTGGTCTCAGTGTGTTCCAGATTCTTCTATGGCAATTGTATCGAATCAAGCTGTTGGTGGTGTTTCTGGTACATGTACCGCTTTTTGGATTGCGGATACATTTTCAGAAGATCAGTTTTCTCAAGCTCGAATTTCAACTGATCCAGCTAGTGGTTGTTGGGTTGGTGTTTCGGTACGTACTTCTGTAGATGGAACTCTATATATATTTATTGCATTTAATAATGGTGGAACTGATTGTTGGCAATTATATAAACGGACTAGTGGATCGTCATTTGTACAATTAGGATCAACAGTTACTTCACCTATAACTGCTGGGCAAATTATGCTTTTGGAAGCAGTGGGTAATGTTATTACAGCAAAAGTCGATGGTACAACTCTTATATCAGTTACTGATGGAGATATTTCTAGTGGTTCTCCTGGAATGGGTTCGGCTGGTACGGTAAGTCCGGCTAATGGAGCATTGGATGACTGGAAAGGTAGAGATCTAGGAGTACCATCTTCTTATATTTGTATTTTAGGTAATACTAATGAAGAGCCACCTAACTCGACTTATTGGGATATTCTCGCTGCTGCTGGTGAAGAAGGACCAAGAGGTTTAACCGGAGCTACTGGAGCAACTGGTTCAGCTGGTGCTACGGGTGCAACGGGTGCAACCGGTTCTACAGGAGCTGCGGGAGCTAATGGTGCAACTTGGTATAGTGGATCAGGAGCCCCTTCTGGTGGTACTGGTGTTAACGGAGATTTTTATTTCAGAACTTCCACTGGTGATGTTTATACAAAATCTGGTGGTTCTTGGGGTTCTCCAGTTGTAAACTTAACTGGTCCCACTGGAGCTACGGGTTCTGCTGGATCCACCGGAGCTACTGGCGCAACTGGCGCAACTGGTGCCTCGGGTCCAATTGGAACTTTCCCAGCAGGTTCATC